ACTTTCATATTTATTTATACTTTCTTAAGTTTAAAGATAGACAATAAACCAATAATACTAATCATCTTTTTCGTTCCTTTGTGAATTTAAATCATCTAACGAAAGATACGTACTGTCACACAATACACACATAAAGTGTGCTTCAGTCCAAGGATAGCATCCTAGAACTTCTTCAACATGCCCTGTCGTACAAAATGCGCAAGCCGTATTCTCGCTCATAAAATTTCCTTTCTCTTATAATGGTGACCCTACGGGAACTCGAATCCCGATTGCCGCCGTGAAAGGGCGGTGTCCTAACCGATTAGACGATAGGGCCAGGTAGCTATTTTAAATTAAGTGGAGCCCCAGACCGGAGTCGAACCGATGACATCATCCTTACAAGGGAAGCGCTCTACCAGCTGAGCTACAGGGGCATTTAGTTATTTCTTACTTAGCTTGTGTTGCGTTGGTTTCCCATCAGCATCTAACGCGACGAACACTAATTCTTCTACATCAACAACAGTCTTATCTGTTGAAATATTCTTAATCCTGCATTGTACAGTTACAGACGTTTTGCCAACTCTTACTAAGTCAACACCAATAGCAATAATATCACCATTTACGACAGGAGCTAAAAAGATAATCTCGCTAATCTTTGCGGTGACTAACCTTCCAGTACCCATTTGTTTTCCAGCATAGATAGCTGACTGTTCATCTATCCAAGACATTGCTTTACCGCCAAACAATGTGCCAGCAGAGTTTAAGTGTGTGTATCTAACAATCTTTTCTGTTTGCCAATACATTTAGTTAACTAATTCTGTTAATTTTAACTTTTGGTGTCTTTGTGAATGCTTGCCTAGTACAAACTATTGGTTCAACACACACAGCGTTGCTTTCTGTTAGTACTCTGTATATATCACCAAACTTAAGGTCATAATAATTAGTGAATACCCAACAACCATTGTGTTTTTGTAACTTTTGATATTTATAATTCATATTAACGTACTGTGCTATGGCGATTGTTTAATGAAGCAATAATTTTAACTGACTTAACTTCAGGCGTGATATACCACAATGACAAAGACTGCTTACCACTTTGTGTGATAGTTGTAGTCCCATCTTCAAACGTAACTTTTATAGCGTACAACTTACGGGTTGCTCTCCAGTTCTTTACGCCTTTATGCACTGATGTTTTGACCATCTCAACATACATCATCGCGACGGCGCTTACGGCACCACTACCGACTAATACTGCTACGAACAGTGTAAACTTTTCTGTCAAACTCATTTCATTTCTCTCTTATCTTATACAAAGTGGCTCCTCGGGCAAGACTCGAACTTGCGACATAACGGTTAACAGCCGAACGTTCTACCAACTGAACTACCGAGGACTAATACCTTGTGTGTTTCTTATAATCTATTATAAACTATTTTTGCTTAAATGTATATAGTTTAATTAAATCTTTTCGCCTTTGTCAAAACCTCTAAAAGTTTTGAACCGAGGGAACCGCAAACTATATACATCATCATTACCTTCTGACAGTGTAGCATCATCAGCTCGAATTTCAATCAACTGACCAACTACATCATCTTTGTTTTTCCAAATATCTTTACGTTGTTTATCAGATAACCCTGAACCAACATTTACTTCAAAATATTTGCCGTCATCAGTACCTGCACAAACGAGTGCACCGGTATTACCGACATACTTGCTATCAGATTTACCTTCCTCTATATCTATAACCTTTAACGTTACTTCTATAAAGGGTTTAACCTTCAACCAAGCATCGCTGCGTTTACAAACATATGGCATGTGAACAGGTTTAATCATCAACCCTTCGTACCCATTCTCAAGAGCAACACGGTTCATGTCTTTGAACGTTGCTTGCCCTTCGTCAGTGTCAAGGTCAACCTCAGTGTAATCAACAACTGATACACAGCTGTCGTATTCCCATTCATCAAGTAATGCTTTACGTTCAAGCGCATCCATTGTGCCAACACCTGCTCTGAACTCATCAAGTGGTAACACATCAAAGAGAGCTAGGAACGAATCACTTGTCTCTACATTTGTTTTGCGTTGTACTTGTTTCATAAGTGCTTGAAAGTCAGTACTCATAACCTCTGAGTCAAACATATATCCATTATATATCTCATCACTCATAGCCTCATTAATGTGAGGGAAGTTTTTCAGTTCTTTACCATTTCGAGAATATATGGTTGCTACACTATCTTCAACGATAACGATTGCGCGAACACCATCATACTTATTCTCAATCAAACATTTGCTAACCATCTTCTTTGGTTTCTTTAACCCATCATGTGCTAACATAACTTCAAAGAGTGGAATGGTTTTCTTACGTACCTTATTAACTGTACTTGCTGAGAACCCTGACTTAAGGTCTTTCAATAAGATGCGACGATACCAACCGTTCCATTGTTCGGGGAATGCTTTATCACACAACTCTTGAATCGCATCACGAGCGTCATGACCTGTTAAGTTACGTATTTGTAGTTTTTCAGCGAGTGTGTAAAACTGTATTGGTGTAATACCCTTGCCGCCTTCATCACAGGTTGGCACTTTGGCCACACCAAAGGTTGTCATAGGATCAAGCGCTGTTTTAATACCTTTCACAAACTCATAGTTGTCAATGTGTTGTGATATAACGTCTTGCTTGTGCAGTTTAGAGTTGTCACTGCCAACTACTTCTAGGATATTCCAAGGTTTCATAATATTCTCAATAGGCCTAAGCCAACATAATTTAAATCAACAGTCCGAACTAACTTATACCTTTTGCGTTCGGATTTCCTAACATAAGTTTCTCATGCCATTCGCCACCAATCATACGTTCATACGAATACTTATCAATCTGTTTGAACTCATCGTCTGGCATCATTTTCTTTACGACATCAAATGATATCGCTAACTTTTTCAATTCCTTTTCAGAATACAAGGACTGAATAAACCGTAAACTTGGACCTGATACTTCACCGAATGCTCTACCGGTTTTATATTCAGAGGTAAGTAAATCAGCTAAATCGTTTTTGCCTTGTTCTGTTCTGTTAGTTCCAATAGCAACACGCTTTCTACCTTTCTTATCTTTGTACATAGCAAGAGCTTGTACTTTTCCATCACGGACAGATAATTTCCAGAAAGGTATCTTCTTAATCATATCTTCTTTATTCTTAAAGCCTGACCCTTTAATACCACCCATCTTTTTATAAGATATCTGTAGTATTTCCCAAACTTCATCAACATACTGTTTGCGAAGGTCTGTGTCTTTCAGAAATAAATTCTTATACGTTTCGTTTAAGAGGTGTTGATTGAATGTGTCCATAAGATGTCCTTAATATAATACTTATATTGTATTTATATCTAAAGCAACCTCATCCAACACTTTGTCTAAAACATTTAACATCCTATGCCCACCCTTTGGTAAGATGTGAAGTTTGCCTCTTGCCATATATTTCTTAATAGCATAATTAGGGTCAACTGCATCATCATCACGTGTAACATAAAGAGTGATAGGTAAATAACTTCGGTCAACATGACTTGAGTCATCACCATAAAAGTTGAATGATGGGTTCAAACCAACATACTTAGCACCTTTGATTTCATTAGCTAAATACCTTGCCCAATATCCACCAAGTGAGATACCGATAACCATCACGGTATCATATTCTTTATATTCTTTAACGTAAGTATCAATATATCGTTTCACTTCATCATGACTTTTATCAGAATCATAACTAGGTGTCACAACGTCGTATTCAATAAACCGTTCTTTTATTTTGTTCACTGTAGTTGAGGTATCGGCACTCCCGCCTTTACCATGTACAGCAATGATTAATGTACTCATAAGTATTTAGGTCCTGTCCATTCAACATCGTAACCACCTTCAAGAATGTTTCCTCGAGGTTTATTCGTTGCTGGAGCGTTATAAGAGGCTGCCATTAATATGTCGCCTTCTTTAAATTTAGTAGTGTCTTTCTTAACGACGAATCCCCAAACACTACCACGGTTTGGTCCTTCATTCTTAATGATCTTAATATAAGAACGACCGGGTTTTGCCTCTAGTGTCCAATTAGGTGAAGGGTCTGAAATAAGTTCTGACTTCGCGTATGCTACTGTTGCCCAACGAACATAGTCTTCGTTAATCGCATTGAACAGTTTACCCATTGCGTTTTTCATTTCATCATTCATAGTGTGTTTCCTATCTATTAATCAATTCAATATAGCTATTATACCATAGAATGGGCGCTGTGTAAAGGGTTAAATCTTCAACAAAATCAATGGCATACCCTAACTTATTGATTTGTAAGGGTTTATAAATCCCACGGGAGCTAGGATTAAACTGCATTAAATTCAATAACTTAGAATGATCCTCTGAAAGCATTGGTATCAAAGGGTTTCAGAGGATCATCTATGTGAATTATGTGGAATATACACATTAATAGCAATATATGGGTTATCTTACTTTATAGTGCTGAAATTTGAGTCTTTAACGAATGTTATCTTTTCCTCAAACTTATTCTCTAGCAAATCAGGTTTATGCGAGATTATAAAGGTGCTTGAATCTTCATCAAGAGTACCAAGTATTTTAGTAAGATTTTCAACACCATCAACATCAAGGCTTGAGTCAAAGGTTTCATCAAGTACCAAAAGATTAGTTGATGCAGAGTTTTTCATTTTAGCAATATGACGCCATGTGAACAATAAGGCTAGGTCAATACGTTGCTTCTCACCTTCAGAGAAAGAACTATAATTAAACTCATCACGATGACGTGACTTAATCGTTTCATTAAAGTTTTCATCAAGGTTAAACGCTACAAAGAAGTCAAGAGTTTGAAGGTATTTGTTAATCAGCATATTCATAACAGGCAAGTACTGTTTAATAACTTTAGTCTTGATACCCGTGTCTTTCAACATTTCGCCAATAGCTTCATTATACAAACGTTCTTCATTCAGTTTTGATTTCTTATCTGACAAATCACCCTTCTCTTCAATTAATGCGTTGCACTCATCGTGTGCTTTAGCAAGGTCACCAGTTTCTGATGAAGTTGTTAAGTCAACAATCTCAGTATTTAGTTTATTGATTTCGTTCTGAAGAATATCAATAGTACGGTTGTTATTGTTGATTGCATCTTGTGCTGAATTGAGCTGCTTAAGTGTTTCTTGGTTTGTTTCAAGAGTAGCTCTAAATGTTTTAAGAGATGTCTTAATGTTTTCCATATTAGAAGATACTTTAGCTGCATCTTGTTTAATATCATGGATGTGTGTTGCCTTAACAGTGTCAGTTAGTTCTGAATCACAAGTAGGACATGAATCATTTTCTTCAAAGAATTTAGCATCTTTAACTAAACGTTTGATTTTTATTTTTAATCCTGCCTCTTCGGTTTCAGCCTTACGAACAATATCGGTATAATGTTGTACATCAGTGATTGCTTGCGCATGATGTGCTGATATAGTTTTACTTAGTGAACTGTTTTCGGTTTGATGTTTCTTAATCTCAACACGATGTACTTTAATTGATTCTTTCTTATTATCAATTTGGTCAGTGTTGATACCTTGTAAGTCTTTAATGTATTTGCGCGATGCTGTAAGTTTAGTGACAGCCATATCAATCTTATGTGAGTTGTCAGTTAGCTCATCGCGTATCTTTGAGTTACGTTCTTTAAGAATAACATTCATCTTAGAGAATATATTGATGTCAAGTAATTCTTCGATAACATTACGGCGAAGGTATGTCTTAAGTTGCATGAAAGGAATAAAGCTTGATGAACCTAATACCACAATCTGATGGAATGCTTTGTGATTCATCTTAATGATATTCTGTTCTAACAGCTTCTGATAATCTCGTGCTGACGCATCTTGATTAATCATTACATCGTCTTTGTATATTTCAAACTTAGTTGGTTTTATACACCTACGAATTTTATAATCGCTGTTACCAACATTAAACTCAATCTCAACTACAGTACCCTTTTGGTTAATACTGTTCACTAACTGTTGTTTATTAATATCTCGATGTGCTCTACCAAACAACGCGAAAGAGATAGCATCAAGCATAGTTGATTTACCTGTCCCGTTACCACCAACGATGAGTGTGTTACGATTTTTATTCAGGTCAATCTCAGTAAACTTGTTACCCGTTGACAAAAAGTTGCGCCATCTAATTTTTTCAAAGACTAGCATTTATATCACTTCCATTGATTGTGCTTCGATGTACAAGCTATTAAGTTTTGTTTTCAAGCCATCTTTATCTAGGTCTGTTTCAACTGCATCAACATAAGACTCAAGCAGCTCAGTTGTATCTTCCAAACTAATCTTATCATCCTCAACAGCGCTACCTAAATATTCTTCAAAATTTTCTGCGATCTTAATCTCAAAGGTAGGGAGTGATTGAAGTTTATCAATGAACTTATCAAACTGATATAAGTCAGTCTTATTAACAACAACTACTTTAATGAACTTATCTTCGAACTGGCTCATATCAATATTACTATAATCGTTGTTTACATCATCATAAACAAACTTGTTAAAGATAGTAATAGGGTTGCGGACACCTGTTAGCTCACGTGTCTCTGTATCAAGTACGTGAAAGTATTTAGGATCATCAACATCTGCCCATGTGAATTCCATTTGTGAACCAAGATATGTTACATTGCCTTGTGTTGATTTTGTATGGAAGTGACCACTTAGTGCCATCTCATACCGCTTAAAGAAATCCATACTCATGCCATGAGGGTTCTTAACACCAGGCATCATCTCAAAGCCTTTCAACTCTAGATGACCACCAAAGATGTCAGCTTTTGCGTTAGCAATAAAGTCATAACACTTGTCTTGATTCTCACTGTTTATCCAAGGACACAACGCAACGGACAAACCATCGTAATCAATAACTGTTGGTTCCATTACGATGTTTACATTCGATGTAAAGTAACCAAGGAGTTCTTTAAGTGCACAAACCTGAGATGTATTTTTATAATACAAATCGTGGTTGCCTGGAATAATATCCATTGTAATACCATGCTGACGCAAAGGTTCTAAGAATATTTTTCTATTGCGCTGAAGTGCTTTAAAGTTTACAAACTTGCGGTTCTCATAATAATCGCCAAGATGTATAATCTTAGTGATATTATTTTCTAGTAAGTAAGGAAAAAACACATCGCTGTAGAATTTTTCTTGATAGTCCAGAAATATATCTGAACTGTTTCTGACACCTGCATGGGTATCATTCAGTATAGCAATTTTACTCATAAGTTTAAGACATAAAAAGTTCTAGTTTAGTAGGTGCTTTTTTAGCCTTTTCCTTTTTAGCGTATTCATCTAATCGTTTATCGTTTTCGCGGACAGAACTAATACGTTGGCGCAGTGTATCAATATATGATTCAGCATTAGAGTTAATTGTGCTTCCGGATATCCCAACGTCAATAAAATCTTCAACACTCATACGTTCAATAAAGCGGAATTTAACATCTTGTTGTTTTTTCTCTTTAGCGATTCTGCGGAGGAAAGCAAAGAATGCAATTTGTGTAAAGTAAGAGAACGCATTAGGCTTACCTGTACGTGTTGCAGTTTCTAGGTTATAGTTACTAATTGCTTTAAGACAGTTCTCAACAGCATCCATTACCATTTCTTCACGATACGTATACCGAATAAAGTTAGGGCGGTGTGACAACCCTTCACATATCTTTAAAAAAGACTCTGCGATATAATTCGTAACGATAGGAGCTGGGTTACCTTTCTCTTCTTCTTCGTTTTTGTTGATTACATAATCCATTACAGCAGCTGAGAAGTCAGCATTCTTTACATAATGTGGTTTATCTTTAGGTTTTATTTTAGTTGTCATACAAGGTCCATTTGTTGTTGTGTATAGTCTATTATACCATACTTTTCGCTAAATGTATATAGTTAGGGAATAAAATAAGTTACTTAAGTTTATTTAAAGATGATATGTGTAAATTATATGTGTAACATAGCTGTTACAATTTGTTACACAATGTTACATTTAACTGAGGATTTAATTTGAGTTTTGTTATATATAATTATAGTATATAATGAAGTGGATAGAATATAGATAGAATACACTAGTTATAATTTAATTGTAGTATATTTGGCATGACAATGCCAAAGGTTAGTACCCTACTAATGTAATGTATTATTGCCTTTATAGTAATTAAGTATCTCATTAGCTAATTCATTATCTAATTCGGCATCAGTTTTATCTACGTCTAGACTGTCGAACAAATCATTAATATCTTGTTTAGCTAAAAGGTTTAAGAAGTAATCTTTATAGCTATGATCTAATTCAACAACCATCAATACTTGCTCAGCTGGTATTTTATATACGGTTTGTTCGCTCATCTCAAACCATCGACGCATACGAATGGTGCCTGTATCTTCTTTTATCTGAATGATGTGGGGTTGCTCGATAATAATTTCATTCTCGGTTTCACTAAGAATAAACCCAGCGATCTCTTCGCCATTGACGAGTTTAATTTGTTTAAAGTTTAGATCATCTTTTTTATTTCCCATAGTTTATATATTAGAATTCGATTTCGTGAATCTCTACACTAAACCCTTCGCGTTTGTAAATATCATGTCTAACGCCAGCATGCTTTAGCGCATAGTTCTCTTTAGATTTCCAAGATAAGTCATCTGATATATCATACACTGTTGCATCAATCCCATCACCGCTCAATCTTAATACACGACCAATTGACTGAAGTATCTTAATGATTGATTTTGACGGTGATGTAAATACAAGGTTGTGTATACGCTTAATACTAATGCCTGTAGAGAACGTTCCAAAAGACGCAACGATAATTGCATCGGCTTCCTTCTCAACAATACCTCGGATCTCTTCTCTATCGGTGCCTGCTGTCTCGCCTGACACATAGAATACTTTTCTATCTCCTGCAGCTTTGCGGATCATTTCGCATAATGGCTTACCATGTTTCTCAACGAATTGGAATAACACCAGAGTATTGCCTTTTAGTTTATCATCCATAACTAACCTAGTGATAAACTGATTTCGTTGTTCATGTGTTACAATAAGGTCAATCTCTTCTGGGTATTTAAGTTTCGCGCAAGCCTTTCTATATTCATCCTTCCATTTAAGGAGTAACATATTAATTTTTAGTTGAGCAACCTTACCTTGTTGCATCAGAGTTTTTGTTTTAATTACTTTCTTTACCTGGCCAAACACACCTTCAAGAACTAACTGATTCGTTTCACAATCGTCAAGTGTACCTGTAGTACCAACACGATACTTAGCCTCGGTACACGCTTCCATTAACTTAGTTAAACTCTTGGCTTTAAACTCATGTGCTTCATCGCCTAGCACCATTCCAAACTGTTTAAACCAATCCTTAGGTTGTTTAAATATTGATTGCCATGTGGTAATAGTAACCCTTTGAGCATATCCCGTTTTCTCTTGCCCACCATATATCTTATGACAACTTGCTCCAACATCAAACGGATCAAACTCAGAGTAATCTTCAAAGTCTGAAAACATTTGATGTACAAGCGCTATTCGCGGTACACAGAGCAATACGTTTTGGTCGTACATATCTAGATAGTAACGGATCATTATGTAGATGATAAGCGACTTACCTGACGACGTAGGAGATAGCAATAGCTTACGTTTAGATTCAAGCGCATCTATTACCGACTCTATTTGATAATCGTATGGTATAATCTTTTTGCCCTTACTTGTTATTGTAAGAGCATTCATTAATTCATCTATGTCAATCTTTTGCTGAGTGCCATAACCAAACTCGTTATCAACCATCTCTATATTGTAACCTCGGGATTTAGCGAAGTCACGTACATAGTGTATCAACCCAGAATATAATCTCCTGCGCCTCATATCAAAAAGTCGTATAAAACCATCCCACATTTTATTCTTATAACTGGGCATGAACTGATAGTTGGCTACGCGAAACTTAAAGAACTCTGCTAACTCCATAGCAATACCATCATCACTATGTATAGTCATGAATGCTGAGTCAGTCAATTCAATTCTTAAAGTTTCCATATTAATTATATATGCTTTTTAGATTTAGTATATATACTGTAGACGCATAGTTGCTCCTCATGTAATGATGTGTTTAGAAGGGATATGGTGCTTCAGCACGCTGTATCCCTTCGTTCTCTGAGGAAAAAAAAACCAGCCCGGTTGGACTGGTTAAATGTAGATAGGATCACCTCCTTTTTTAATAGAGATTGCCTTCTTTAATTTTATTTATACAAGACAGGTACAAAAAAACCTACAAAGCGTAGGTTAATTTAATTATGTTCAAATGGTGGAGGATGACGGGATCGAACCGACGACCTATAGCTTGCAAAGCTATCGCTCTCCCAACTGAGCTAATCCCCCATTTTATTAGACACCGGAGGTAAACTGTCTCCAGCGGATCATATTACCAATATTCTGGTGTCTCCAGCGGACGTTATCCAGAATATCTTTTAGTACGTCATGCGCGTTCTTTAGGTATTCAATACGAAGCTGTGCTTTCTGTATATCAATATCAGAATCATAGAAATGGCCCATGTCACCTTTCAGAACCTTAAGTCCTTTCATAGCATCATAGCCCCATCCTTTAGCATCCATCTCTGCTTTACTCATCTTACCATTATACCACAGCCACTTATCTTTAAGCAGTGTTTTAAACTGAATCTCTCTGCGGCGGAGTTCTAAACGGTTAGTTGAGTGGATAGCAAGATACTTGGAATGAAGCTTAGCACTATCACGTGAAGCTTCATCTAATCTCATATCATCTATATGGGAATCTTTTTCCCAGTCTTTTAATATCTGTTCAATGTCAATCATAATATCTATTATACCACACTTTAACTCAAATGTAAAGGGTTAAGCAGGGGAATAGGCTTTTTCTAATGAAAAAGTAGTATACTTAAATGTAATATCTACTGACAAATATTCAGCATCACCATTTGTCACAAACTCAACACCACCTAAACTAGTAGGGAACATATCATTAAACCAAATAGTATTATTGAGCCTATTCTTTGATGATAGTATTGATAACGCTCCATCTGATAAAAGTGTTTCATCAGTCTTAGCTTGAGCAATAATCCAATCGTATACTTCTTTATATGAGTTCATATCTTCGTCAACTAATACAGTTATCCCAAGGTCACCATACGCAACGCGATCCCCAGTAACGAATGCTGTATCACCACGGAAAGGTGCTGATGTGGATTCAATACCAATCTCAGGTAGTGTAACGTTAGTACAAAAGAATTCAAGATTAGGATATAACGTTGAATCAATAGTTAACTTAAAACCGGAAGGCATTAAGAAATTTTTGTTTGTTGTTAAGGTTGCCATATATTATACTCTTAAGGTTATAGTATTATTTATACATTCTTTAAAGACAAAAAAGAGGGAACCGAAGTTCCCTCTAAAGAGTTACCGCTCGTTTACAAATTCGTTTAACTTTCTTGCAGTAGAAATGACATCTTCTATAGAAACGACTTGTTTACCCCAAGGTTTTTTATCGTTTGGAAAACTATCATTGTGTTGAAGGACAGCATCATTACTTCTACATAGATTTCCTTCTAGAAGTGATTGTGATTGTGACAGTAATTCGGCTCTTATTTCAAAGCCACTTTTAGGTTGTGTATTATTCATACTTTTCTCCGTGTGCGTGTGTGTACTTGATTGTACCCTTATATTTATAAGGCAAAAAAAAGAGGAGAGACCGAAGTCCCTCCCCTAATTTTGTTACAACGTATACTACCGTTCTAATGTATCGGCTTACAAGTTGTCGATACGCATGATACGGAAGTACTGGTTATCACGAAGACCACCAGCTGCGGTACCAGCACCAGTTACGAATGGATTTGCAACCATGCCATAACGAGTCTTGAAACCAATTTTCGGCTGGAATGTCTGC